GACGAACCCGTTCGTCGTCAGGAAGGAGTCCATCGAGTCGCAAAGGTCCCGGACCGAGGAGATCGTCTTGTCGTTGAGGGTGGCCATCAGAGTCCCGCCTTCATCGCGAACCAGTGCTGGCGGTCCGTCAGTTTGCAGTTGTTGAACACGACCCAAAGGGTCCCATCGGCGTCGACGATCACGTCTTCCGCGTTGATGGTCCCGGAGTTCAGTTCGCGGTCCAGTTGTTTGATGCCGTCGATCTCTCCGGCGATGAGGTTCACGGGCTCGATGCCCAGGACGATGCACTCCGCGAGGTAGATTTGGTCGTCGCCTCCTCCGGTCTGGGGAGTAGGTCGGAACCGTTCCGTCGGCGCATCTTCTCCGGACGCGCCGGTCGCGGTCGCGACAGAGGCGAACGAACCCCAGTCCTGTTTCTGGGAGTTCGACGTGTTGTTGTGGGTGATCCGGTCGGCCAGTTCGAGGACCGTCGACTGGGTCGAGAAGTTCCCGCCGGGGAGGATGTGGAACTCGTTGTCTTCCCCGAGAATCTCGGTCGAGGTTCCGTAGCCGTTGTAGAACGGAATCCACGAACCGCCCGGGCTGTAGAACTGGGCCGGCCCATCGTCGTTGTTGTTTGCGGCGACCGCGGCGTTCATCCCGGCGAACCGGGTCGCGTCGGTGGTTTCGTTCACGCCTTTGATCGAGGAGCATCCGAGGATCAGTCCGGGATAGGCGTATTCGGTCGCGGTCGCGTAGGGGTTCATCAGTCCGATATACATATTCGTATAGACGCCGTTGTCGATGTTGAAGACCGCGGCGATGTAGCGTTCGGTGACTCGGATGTAGTAGTTGAACGCGACGTTCCGGAGAACGACGTAGGAGCCTTCGTCGTTGTCGGGATACCGCCCAGGGGAGACGTTGACCTGGGCATCGAAGTTGTTCGCCGCCGTGAAGGTCGGCGCCATCGCGAGTTCCCAGTTGTAGATCGAGGACCCGTTGTTGAACGAGCGAATCCCGGCGACCGCGCCGGCCGTGGATTCCAGCCAGACCTCGATGTCCCGGTCGGTCACGTCCGAGTAGGTCAGGTTGAACGTCGCGGCGTTGTCCCCTGTCCCCTGGGACGTTGTCTGGACGGGGTTCGCCGGCGTGTTGTGGTAGGTCCCCGGGTTGTTCACGGAGATGCCATCGATCACGCCTCCGGACGTCGAGGTGATCGTGAGCGTTCCCGTGTCCTCCGACTGGGGAGTCGAGTATCCGTTCCGGGTGTCTCCGCCTTCGACGTCGAGGTCGAACCCTCCGGCACCGTAGCCGGTTCCGCCGTTGACGATCGTCGCGCCGGTGATCTCTTGGGTCCGTCGTTCGACCGACCAAAGGGCGGAGGAGTAGGTCATATTGAGGGTGAGCCCAGATCCGGTTCCCGCGACGGTGAGCTTCGTCGTCGAGACTCCGGTCGTTCCCGGCGTGGTCGCGTAGCTTCCAGTGTCGCGGAACCGAATCCCGTCCACGACACCGGAAGAGACCGACGTGACCTCGAAGGTCGCGCGGCAGTTCGCGAGGTTCGTCGGATGGGTTCCGCCGTCGAGTTCGACGATGTCGCCGACGTTGTAGTTCGTTCCGCCTGAGTTGATCGCCACGGTCGCGGCCGAACTGTTCGACGCGAAGTCGATCAGTTTCAGGAGCATATCGAGATACCCCGTCGCGTTCGGCGCGCTCGCGGAAAGGTCAACGGTGGATGAATCCGAGTGAATGAAGGGCATTAGCTGTCGATCGCTCTCCTGTTAGTCCGGATGATGTTCGTGATCTTCTCCTGGTTCCCCGGATCATCGAGGGCTTCGGAGATCTCGTTCGGGTCGCGGACGTTCACGACCTGGACGTTCACTTCTGGCCTACCCATCTGGGCGTTCGGGACGACGTTTCCGCCGCCGCGGGGGACGAAGATCTCGGGACCTAGCTCGCCCACGAGAACCGGTTGTCCGGAAGCCACCGGTCCGCCCGCCTGTCGACCCTGGAGGGCCGCCGTCGTCGCACCCGTAGCCGCGCCTCCGACCGCTCCGCCGATCGCCTGTCCGGCGCCGGCACCGACCCCGCCGAGGCCGGCCTGGATCGCCTTCAGGATGAGAGTCTGGATGATAATCTGGAGGATCTGTTTTGCAAGGTCCGCGAGAAGATTCGCGAACGCCTCGCGGAGTTGGTCCACGTCCCGGAATCCGGAAAGGGCGAAGTCCGCGAGGGCACCGGACGCCGTTCCGATCGCCGAAACGAAGGCGTTACCGATAGCTCCGGCGACGGCCTGGGCCGAGGTGTCTACCCTCTGGAACGCCGCCGCGAACGAGTCGAGGGCCGAGACGGACTGTTCGATGTTGTTCGGGAACTCCTCCAGGAGCGCCGCGAACTCCTGCTCGTTTACGATCCCCGCCTCGCGGAGTTCGTTCAGGATCGCGGTATTCTCCGCGGCGATGGCCTCCGCCTGGGTGTTCCGCTCCCGGATGTCCGCGAGCCGGTTCAGGATCGTCCCCCGCGCGTCGAGGGCCACGTTCTCCGCGGTGATCGCTTCCGCGCCGCCGGGACCCGCTCCTTCCGGAGCCGGAGGTCCGACGAACCGTTCCTCCCGAATCCGCTCGACTTCCGCCGGGAGGTCGCCCGCCGCGCGCTCCTCGCCGCGGAGTCTCGACTGGGCCTGGATGCCGTCGAGGATCTGTTCGAACCCGCCCGGTCCTGTCGTCGTGAGTTCGAACCCGCGCTTCAGTGCATCCCCGAGGGTCTGTCCCGCGCCCTCGAAGTCGTTCTCGAATTCACTCACGAACGCGCCGCCCAGGTCCACGGAGCCCAGATCGAGGCCGTCCGTTCCCGGAAGTCGCGCGGTGATGTTGTTCGCCGTGTTGACGAGGTTGTTCAGTCGTCGCTGGATCGAGATCACGAAACCGTTGAAGGTCTGGACGATCCCGTTGATGATGTTCAGGACGAGTTCGCCGATCGCCTGGAACCCGAACCGGAAGAAGTTCGCGATGGCCTGGACCGCCACCTGAAAAGGTAGGGTAATGGTGTCGGCGATACGCGCGAGGGTCCGCGCGAACCCGAAGAACGAGGACTCGACTTCCCCGATCGAGTTGGCCGAGTCGGTGACGAACGGTCCGAAGACATCCTGGAGCGCCCCGCCGATGACATCGATCGATGTCTGGATGTTCGAGGCGAAGACATCGAAGACGTCGCCCAGGGATACGACCCCGTCGTCGGTCAGTTCGATCTCGTCTCGGAACGCCACGATCGCGGCGGTCGCGGCGACGATCGCGGTCGTGAACAGGACGACCGGGTTCACCTTCAGGGCCGCGGTCAGGGAGATCACGGCCGGCACGAGGGCGACGGCGATACCTTGCGCGAGGTTCTCGGCGTTGCTCCCGGCGAGCCGGAGAACGTCGGCGAGTCCTCGGAGGAAGGTCGTCAGGAACGAGGTCGCGCCCAGTTCACCGAACGCGAGGACGATGCCTTCGGTCGCGGACTTCACGGCGAGGATCGCGCCGTTCAGGTTGTCGTCCATCACATCCGCGACCCGTTCGGCGGTCCCTTCCGCGTTCTGGAGTTCTTCCGTCAGTCGCGCGAGTGATCCGGTCGTGTCGTTCGAGGACTTCGCCGCTTCCGCGAGGGTCAGGGCCGCGGACGCGGTTCGGACGTCGAAGATGTTCACCGCGTCCGACAGGGACAGGCCGGCGTCCCCGAGTCGGCGGAACGCCTCGACGAGTCCGACGGAAGAGACATCCACGTCCTCGGCCGATAGTCCGAGTTGCGCGAGGGTCTTCTGGGCCTTCGAGGAAGGCGCGGACAGTTTCACGAGGGATTGACGGAGGCCGGTTCCCGCGAGGGTCGCCTGGATACCGGCGTTCGACAGGGCTCCGACCGCCGCGGTCGTCTCTTCGATCGAGACCCCGGTCGCGGCCGCCGCCGGCGCGACGAACTTCAGGGCGTCGCCCAGTTGGCGGACATCCGTGTTCGACTTGTTCGCCGCCGCCGCGAGGACGTCGACCACGCGCCCGGTCTCGTCGGTCGTCAGGCGGAAACCCTGGAGGACGTTCGAGGCGATGTCGGCCGCGGACCCGAGGTCGAGGGCGCCGGCCTGGGCGAGTTGGAGGGTTCCTTCGATCGCGCCCAGGGATTGCTCCGCCGTGAACCCCGCACGCGACAGGAAGATCAGACCCTCGGCCGCCTGGGTCGCGGAGAACCGGGTCGTCGCCCCGAGATCGCGCGCCGTGTCTCGGAACCGCTGGAGCGTGTCCCCGGTCGCGCCGGTGATCGCTCGGACGGTCGCGATCGACTGCTCGAACTGGGCCAGGGTACGAACGGCCGAACGAAGGGCCGCGCCCACTCCGACGAACAGGAGCGCCCGCCGGAGGGTCTGGGCCGCGGTCGCGGCGTTCCCGGCGGACTTCCCGATGTTGTTCATCTCGCGGGTGACCTGGCGGGACCCGTCGGCTCGGAACTGGATGATGACACGTTCGGTCGCCATCGTTTACCCTTCCAGGAACCGCTCGCGGCGGATCAGTGCGAGGGCCGCATCGAGGGCTTGCCGGGTCATCCCGTTCGGCGCCTGGTCCGAACGGCCGCGGTCGAGTTGCTCGATGTAGGGGAGGGTATTCGCGACGAAGATCGTCGGGTTCCCGGACAGGAATCGACCGGCGGAGTCTCGTCCGCCGCTGCGCCCGAAGGTAAGGGCGACGCCACCGATGGCGCCCCTCGCCTGGTCGAGGGAGATCTGGGCGTTCGCCGCGCCCCGGGAGTCGGACTTCGGTTCGCCGGACATCGAGGGTTCGTTGTCGGCGGGAAGGACGGACCCGACGTTCGCGGTCCAGTTCGCCCGTGCTCGACCCGTGTCGACCGGAGTCGCGACGGTCGCGGTCTGGTGGGCCTGGAGCGCCGCCTTCCGGAGAACACGATCGGCGCCCGCGAGGAACTCCGCCGGGAGTCCGCGGTTCATCCGTTCGGCAAATTCTCGGAGACTTCGACTTGTGGCCATCCCGGACCTTTCCAGGGCCGGGAAGACCGGCCCGCGACCTGGCTCCATTGTAGCGGAACCGGGTCGCGGGCGGGGCCTTTAGGAGAAGAGTTCCGGATCGTTCCGGAGTTCGGTCGCCCGGTCGAGAAGGGCGACGGCCGCCGGGTTGGTCTCGACCCAACGGTCGCGGACGCGCGGTCCACAGTTCAGGAGCCATCCGTCCTTCGCGAGAAAGGTCCGGTTCTCCGAAGGAGTGTAGTCCCAGTTCAGGAGCTTCCCGAGGGCGTCGACGGTCTGGGACAGTTCCGCGCGCTTCGCCGCGTGGCGGTCGCGGGCGGCCTGGGCGATCGCCGCGTTCACGGCCTTCTCCGCCTGGGTCCGGGTCGAGGGCTTCTTCCCGAGGGCGCGGGCGGCGCAAGTGGTTCCGAAGAAAACGAACTCGCCGTTTTCATCCTTGAGAACGACGGTCCGCTTCAGGCCGGACTTGCCGCAACAATCGCAGTCGGTTCGTTCGTCGGTGATCGCGATAGCTTCGAAGTTCGTCATTGGTCTGTTCCCTTTCGTTCGACTTACACTATAGAGTACACTACCAAATAGAAAAGGGCCACCTACGACGGACGATTCGTCGCAAGTAGCCCAGGAGGAGGAACTTCTGTCAGTCGCCCAGACCGCAATCGAAGACAGTACAGTCCATCGCGGCCGTGATCTTGTAGTTCGTTCCGACGAGGATGAACTCGACGAGCTTACATCCACCGCAAGGCGCGGTCAGGATGAACTCGCCCGAGAAGGACTTGAACTCCTCGCCGCGGTTGTTGTGGCCGCCGTAGGTCGCGAGTCCGCCCCAGTTGATCGTATGGGTCGGCCCCTGTTGATTCGGCCCCGTCGGGTTCAGTCGCGGGATCACGTTCCCGTCACGATCTCGGTCGATGTTCCCGTCGCAGTCATAGACCCGGGTCTCGATCTGGGAAACCCCACTCGCCGGAAGTTCACCGACCGGAACCCGAAAGGTTCCCTTGACCTTGATCCAACAGCAATCATCGAAACCGGCTTCGCGGATCGGTTCCGCCGATGCGTCGACCCTTCGCGCGTGGGTCTCCCGCCATCGGTAGCGCCGACCTCCGAAGACGTCCGGAGCGCGAAGGCGTCCCGTAAGGAACTGTTCGTCCGGCTTGTAGTTGACGTTGTAGGAGTTCCGCTTGCACGTCCCGATGTCGTTCGCGAGGTAGACCTTGATGCCTTCCGGTCCCGTGTCGAACTCGCCGGACGTGGTCGCGGTTTCGACCGCGTCCTTCTGGGCCTGGGACAGGAACTCGAACCCGATAGGACGGATTCCGAGGTTCCAGTCCTCGACACTCGTCAGGGTGATGAAGAACTCGCCGTTCCCGGCGACCACGAAGTCGTCCGACGTCGAGGCCGCGAGGGACTCCAGTCGATCGGACCCCTGTTCGAGGTAGTTCTCCAGGTAACCGCATCCGTCCAGACCCTTCACGATCTGGGTCGAGACGAGGATTCCGAGGTCCATGTTCTCGCCCTCCTCCTGGTCGTAGATGTCGCCTTCGAGGAGATCGTTCAGGAATCCCTGGGGCATCTTGGTCGAACAGTCCTCCGGCGGCGGAGGGTAGTTTGTGGAGGAGGCGCCGAGGACAAAGGTCGCGCCCAGGAGAAGAGCGGCGACGAGAAGGGAGTTTCGCATCTGATTCCTTTCGATGCGTTGAGGTAGGGGAAAACCGGCCAGGATCGTACCCGGCCGGCGGCAGATTACTAGGGGGATCAGAACGACAGGAGCTTGATGAGATTCTGGGGTCCGCACTTGCGGACGCAATATTCCCATCGCCCTTCGCCTCGACGATAGGTCCCCTCGATGAGGAGCTTCCCGCATCTGGCGCACTTCTTCCGGACGACGGTCCCGACGCCCAGTTCGGTCTCGACCTTCTGGCCGACGCGGAGTCTTTTCATCGCGAGACCTTCCCGGTCCGGAGGAACTCGATCGCGAGCCCTTCGACTTGTTGTTCGAGATGCGCGAGGTCCTTCCCGTTCGAAAGGACGTACTCGCAGAAATCCGTCATCCGGTCCGCGAGTTGCTCCGATTCGTGGTCCGCGACCGACTCGACCTCCGGCCGCATCACTCCGACGACGACGCCGCCGCGACTCGTGATGAAGTCGACCTCGTTCTCGAACCGGACGTCGGGGATGACGATCCGCTTCGCGTTCGACCGTGAGATCCGGACGTCCATCCGCTTCGTCCAGAACTCGCGATCGTAGATGTTCCGCGTCGCTTCGGTCCCCTCGATCTGGAGCATCTGGCGGACCGAGATCCCCCAGAAGGGATGGATCGCTTCGCGGTCGAACTCTTCGCCCGTGTCGGTCATTCCGTAGCAGTTCACGAGCGGGATTCCGAACTTCGCCGCGACGACTTCCTTCAGGGGATCGGCGAACGACATCCGCTCGAACCCGTACTTCCCGAGAAACCGGGCGACCGTGTCCTTCCCGGACCGCGCCTTGCCGACCACTCCTACGATCATCGCTCCTCCATTCTGGGCTCGAAGTCGAGACCCCTTGATTCAACCGCCGCCCACTCCCCCGGCCATTCCGGGAGATCGTCACCGTGGGCCGCCTTCGCTTCCTTCGATTCCGCGTTCGTCAGGATTCGGAAGTCCGACGCGCGCCCGTTCTGGAGCGCGAAGGTCGGATCGTTCCAGAGCCCAGGAAGGCGCGAGACACAAAGCATCGCGCCGTTCGGGTGGCAGACGTAGACTACAAGTTCCGACATCCGATCTCCCGTTCTCGTATCCGGCGGATCTCTTCCTTCGCCTTCCGGAGTTCCCGCGCCGCCCGATAGGCGCACTGGACCGCCCGAAGTTGACTCGTCGCCGCCGTCCCCATCTTGATCGCCCGCGCGATCTCCTTCGCCGTTCGGTCGTTCGACCCATGGGCCTCGTCCATTCGGCCGAGTTCGTAGGCCCGCGCGAGCGCGGTCACGACGTCGCCGTGATCGCTCGCGTCGAGCCCGTGTCGGTTCTTCATCGAACCAGGTCCCCCTTTACGACGTCGATCGACTCGGAGACCTCGACGGTCTCGCCGTTGATCTCCCAGGTCGAAGGAGCCCACGCCCAGGAGAAGGCGAATGCATCGAACCCCGCGCGGAGAAGAGCCTGGGCGTCGCGTTGCGCGAACTTGCCCTTCCGGAAGACCTTCGCGACGCGCTTGTTCTGCGTGTCGATCGCGTAGACGAGTTTCGTCCCGCCCGTCTGTCCGTTGAGGAACTGGCGGACCGTTTCGAGTCCGCGAGCGTGTTCGAGGACGTCCATGTTCGCGTCCCGGAGTCCGTCGGTCGTGGTCGTGAATGCGCGGATCATTTCGCGCTCCTTTCGTTCGGCCGCCCCCATTGGCGACACTATAGACTACACTATAGATCGGGGATCGGCAAGCTAACCGACCCTCGATTCGACGTAAGTTCTTAGCGGAACGGGTGATTCGACAGGAAGGCGGTCAGGAACGGACCGAGTTCCGTAGCGTCGAGCGGAGCGTACTTCGTTCCGTCGTCCGCGAACGTGTCCTGGAGGCCGAAGACGTCGTAGGTTCCTTCGGAGACGTCGTCTCCCGTGACCGCGTCGACGATCCGGACGCGGAAGAAGGTCCCGGCCGCTTCGCCGGCCGCAGTGTCGACGATCCCGAGGGCGTTCACGGTCGCGACGAGGGTCTGATCGAGGTTCGAGTAGTTCATGGTCGGCCTTTCGTTCGGGTTGCGTCCGCCGCGACGCGCGACGGACACTATAGACTACACTACAGATCCGAGACTGTCGAACGAAGTCGACCGGATTCTTCTCCGGACCCGGCCTAGTTCTCGTCGAGAATTCGACTTACGGCATCGAGAATCTTCGCGGCGCGGGCGCCCAGGGCGGTCTCGTCCTCCCCTTCGGCCTCGCGGATC